TGACGTGATGGGAGATACGCCTATCAATCTAAACTCTGGTGTGGATATGACCGCCGTAGTTTATTCGCGTACAGTAAAGGATAGGAACTATCATAAGAATGCATTCAACATAGGCGTCAATGCCCGGGGCAAACCTCTGCCACCCCCTCGTATGAATGCTAGTAAGTTTGCTAACACAGTCCGCAAGTCTACTCGCCGGGTAATGAAGACCATAGCCAATCACTGTGATGTTTGTGAAGGCAAAGGTAGGCTACAGAAGATCAAGGTAAATGGTGAGCCTTACAAGAACCTATCCAAGTGTACTCATTGTGACGGCCGGGGATACACCCTAACTGAGACCGGGCAAGTGGCCGGGCTGAAGCTAGTACCTACCCAAGCTACTGATGCCAGCATCAACGGATTTAAAACAGATAAGTTAACGATCAAGAAGTTGATTGCTCAGGCCGAGGCGAAGGACAACTTAAAAGCAATAGAGTTCCTTACTAAGACTTCTAGGCTAAACGCTATCTCTACTTACCTAGACTCGTTTATTAAGAACATCGAAGGATCCACCCGTGCGGATGGGATACTCCACGCGCAGTTTAACCAGTGCATTACTCGTACCGGTAGACTGTCCTCTTCTAATCCTAACTTCCAAAACATACCCAAGGGCCATAAGTTTCCCGTACGGAAAGCCGTACACTCTAGGTTTGACGGCGGCACGATTATGGAAGCTGACTTCTCTGGGCTAGAATTTAGAGTGGCCGGGGAACTTTCCCAGTGCCCTACTGTCATCGAGCAGATACTGGAGGGGTTCGACGTACACAAACAAACCGCCGCTATTATTAATCAATGCTCTGTTGATGATGTTGATAAGACTATGCGCCAAAATGCAAAGGCGTACACGTTCGCGCCCTTATATGGAGGGATGGGTGCTAATGAGCCACCCCATATACAGGCCTACTTCAAAGAGTACTTCAACATCTACAAGGGCCTAGCACTCTGGCACCGTAAGCTGATGGACGGTGTATTGAAAGATGGGCTCGTTCGTATCCCTAGCGGCCGTGAGTTTTACTTCCCTAACGCCCGGAGGCTGGGAAACGGTAGGATAACTAATGCTACTGCCGTAGTTAACTACCCCTGCCAATCGTTCGCTACAGCCGATCTCGTTGTGATGTCCTGTGTCAGAGCGCACCAGAGATTTATCAAAGAAGATTTTAAATCAAGATTGATCTTGACGGTTCATGATTCAATCGTTGTTGACGTTCACCCGGATGAAGATGCGCCAGTAATTGAGGCGTTAAAATGGGCTATGGGCGGGTTAGCAGAAGAGGTCAAAGAACGGTATGATTATGCCCTTACCTTGCCGTTGGACATAGAAATAACTCAAGGGCCAAATTGGATGGAACAAGTTGAAATCAATATTGACTAGTTACCTTAACTGAGGTACATTATAAGTCCTTAACAAAATACATTACAAATGTAACTACCGGAGAATTTTATGAATGAACTTACAACAATCAGCAAAAGCGAACAATTGGAAATTGCCGCCGCTATGGGTATGGGGGGCGGTTCTAGTTCTGCTTCTAGTGATAGGTTACCCGAGCTAAAGATCAATTACCAAGAAGAGAACGACCAAGGGCAAACATTGCCTCGTGGGCAGTTTTATGTTCGTGGTACAGAAGATGATCCTGTTTTCGCCAAAACGGTGAACTTCCGTCCACTTAGCCAGTTGTTTCAGTGGATTCAGTATGACGCTGAAGAGAACAAGGTGAAGAACAAAACCTTGATGATTCCGATGCTTCGCCAAGAAGCTCGTGACATGAACGGTACTACTCGTTGTGGCAAGCCCACATCAAACGTATTGCGTGAAATGTCTAAGGAAGATCAGAAGCGTTACAGCGATATCAAATGCTTCCGTCAGGTGCGTGGTCTAGTTTCTTATGAAGGTAAGAACGCCGATGGGGACACAGTGACTGTCGAGAACCAGCCTGTAATTGTCATGCTTAAAGGATCTAACTTTAATCCGTTTGAAGACGAGGTTCTGAAGAAGTTACCTCGTGGCCGTAAGATGCACGAGTACACAGTCAAGGTGGGTGCCACTAAGACTAAAGGCTCTGGCGGTAACATATGGTGGGTGATGAACTTTGAGCCCGACCTTGTCAATGCGCTTCCAATGGACGAGCAGATCTTTGAGACAGTCAAGGTAATGCACGACATGGTGAAGAATGAAAATGAGAAGATCCAAGCGTCTCATGAGAAAGCTCTGCGTAACAGCCAGCTATCTGATGATGCTATCGATGCTCTCGATAATGTATCCAGCGATTTAGAAGATGATTTAGCAGACGACGCATAATCTTACCTTAACTTTAAACGAGGTAATTTATGTCTCTAAACATTCTTGAACACCAACTTCATATGGTACTTGATAAGCTCTCTAATGGAGAGACAGTAGAATATGAAGAAAGCTGGATAGACGAAGCCGGGGAGATGTTTAAAGACACTCTCCGTAAACAACTACAGCCGCGTGAAGAGGAGTTCCGCATCCGCATGTCGAATGTGGGACGCCCCTCTTGCCAACTCCAGCAGGAGAAGGCCGGTACCCCCAAGTCCAAGAACCCCTACAACAACATTGTCCGCTTCATGCTGGGCGATGCTACAGAGGTATTGGTTGAGTTATATCTTAAACTAGCCCGAGTAAATGTTACGGGTGGTAAGGATAAGGTACAACTTGATGTAGGCGAAACTACTATCCTTGGGGAGAATGACGTTGAGATTGACGATAAGGTCTACGACACTAAGTCCTCTAGTCCTTGGGCCTACGACAACAAATGGAGTCAAGGCTGGGAAGGCGTAGCTAAGGACGATGCGTTCGGTTATGTGCCTCAGTTATTAGGCTACAGTGATGCTTCCGGTAAAGAACCCGGCGGCTGGCTTGTTGTTAATAAATCTACAGGTGAGATCAAGGTTGTAGACGCTGAGTTTACTGACACAGATAAGCGTGAGATCCGTAATAAGATCGCGTCTAATGTGGAATTGATCACAACAGATGCACCTTTCAAAAGATGTTTTGAACCGCAGGACGAGTACTTCCGTAAGCAACTAACCCCCAACAAAAGGTTAGCTATCAACTGTACGTTTTGTAACTACACAAACAGTTGCTGGCCTGACGCTAAGTACCGACCTCAGACACACAGCAAGGCTCAAAACCCTCGCTACCACTGGTATGCGGAGTATGACGATGACCTTTAGAAACATACGCCGTAGAGCTATTGCCAATGGATACCGGTCTGGTCTGGAAGAAGACATCGGCCTACAACTTAAAGAGGCTGGGGTAAAGGCTGAGTACGAGCCGTTCCGCATTCCTTTTTCTGTGCCTATCCAATCCCGACACTACACTCCCGACTACGTTTTACCTAACGGTATCGTAATTGAGAGCAAAGGACGCTTCACTCCTGAAGATAGAAAAAAACACATATACATCCGTGACGAGTACGGCGAGGCGTTAGACCTTCGCTTTGTATTCAACAACCCTAGAGGCAAGCTCCGTAAGGGTAGCAAGACTAGCTACGCTGACTGGTGTGAGAAGAATGGGTTTATGTTCGCGGCGAAAGAAATCCCGGATGAATGGCTTAAAGAGAAGGCTAAAAAGCGTTCATTAAATTTACTAAGTAAACTGCGAGAAACAAAATGACGGATAAGTTTATAGGAGCATTTATAGAACTCGTCCCGAATGAATCTAGCGAAGGGATAGACTTTAGGTTTGGTTGGGAGTTCCCCGACAATATGGATCCAGAAGTACAGGATCTATTCAAGAACCTAGTAGCTGGGATCTTCGGCCTAATGAGTAGCCAAGATGAAGAGATTATCGCCATAGGTGAGATAGTCCGTAACGTGTCCGGGTTTGATGAAAGTATCAAGCCAGTAGCAGAGAACGAGATTTTGTTTACTGCGGACGAGGAACTACTAGGCAAGCTAGAGTCTTCATCAAAAGTCATCGACATAAGTAAGTACAAACCACAAGGCGACGAATGATGAGTGATCTATTTATCGGCCTGTGTGGAAAGAAAGGCTCCGGGAAATCCTATGTAGCCAAGAACATGAGAGACAGCCGGGGAGCAAAGATCATCCGCTTTGCCGATACTCTCAAAGACATGATGCGTGTGATGGGCTTTAACGAAGGCCAGATAAACGGTGATCTCAAAGAGGTTGCCTGTGATATGCTGAATGGCAAGACCCCAAGATACGCTATGCAAACCCTCGGTACTGAGTGGGGGCGTAACTTACTGCACGAGAATATCTGGGTAGATATGCTTGTTGCCAAGGCGAACAAAGAGACCGGTATTGTTGTGGTTGATGATGTTCGTTTCCCAAATGAAATAAAAGCAATCCGCGAGAACGGCGGGGTGGTAGCGTGGGTAGAACGAGTTTCTGTCTATGAAGGTGAAGATGAACACGCTTCCGAAACTTCGGTTAGTGCGGCGGACTGCGATGTCTGGATAGACAACACCCTACCCATCTCTGAAGTTCTTACCAACGTGGAAGGTTGGGCGCGATTGCAGAAAGATATTAGGAATAAGAATGAAAAATAAAGTTAATATTGATTTAGAAAGAGATGGATTATTTGATGACCTCGGACTCACAAGACTACGCGAAAGCTACATGCGCGAAGACGAAAGTAGCCCTCAAGAAAGATTTGCCTACGTCTGTGAGCAATTCGGATCCAACCCCGACCACGCCCAGCGCCTCTATGAATACACCAGTAAACACTGGTTGTCGTTGTCCACGCCAATCCTCAGCTACGGCCGGAGCAAAAGGGGTATGCCCATCAGTTGCTTCTTGTCGTACCTCGACGATAGCGCCGAAGGATTAGTAGATACTCTATCCGAAGTAAATTGGCTGTCTATGCTAGGCGGCGGTGTCGGTATCCATGTAGGTATCCGTGGCTCTGACGATAAATCAGTTGGGGTAATGCCCCACCTTAAAGTCTATGACGCAAGCTCACTAGCCTACCGACAGGGACGTACCCGTCGCGGTAGTTATGCGGCATTCCTAGATATTAACCACCCGGACATTACGGCGTTTGTTGAGATGCGTAAGCCTACTGGTGACCAGAACTTCCGTACACTGAACCTACACCACGGCGTGAACATTACGAATGACTTCATGAACCTTATTGAGCAGTCGATGCGTGATGAGGACTTTGATGACTCATGGGATCTAATAAGCCCTAATAATGGTGAAGTAGTCGAAACAGTATCGGCCAAGGCACTATGGATTAAGTTACTAGAGATGCGTACTCAGACAGGTGAGCCTTACTTGGTGTTTATAGATAACGCTAATGATGATCTACCCGAATGGTTAAAGAGCCAAGGTTTGAAAATCAACGGCAGTAACCTATGCACTGAGATCTTCTTGCCTACGTCTATGGATCGGACTGCTGTCTGCTGTTTGTCCAGCCTGAATATCGAGTACTACGATGAATGGAAGTCTGAGCGTAAGTTTATCCCGGACATCATGGAGATGTTGGATAACGTGCTGGATCACTTTATAGAACATGCACCTAAGACCGTCTCCAGAGCCGCTCTATCAGCGTCTAGAGAACGATCTATCGGTATTGGTACCCTTGGTCTACATGCTTACTTTCAGAAGCGTGACATGCCTTTAGAGGGCGTCATGACTAAGGTAACTAATCGTGAGATTTACCGTCACATTGAGAAAGAATGTAAGCGAGGCGACAGACAGCTATTTGAGACCCGTGGGCCATGCTACGATGCTCAACAGGCGGGTGTCGAGCGTAGATTTAGTCACTGGACGGCTATTGCGCCTAATGCCTCTAGCTCTATTATTATGGGTAACACTAGCCCTAGCATTGAACCTTACCGAGCCAACGTATTTCGCCAAGATACAATGTCGGGTGCGTATATACAAAGAAACAAGTTCCTTGAAACTAAATTAGAAGAACTTGGTCTAAACACGCAGAAGACGTGGGCTAGTATCACAGCGCAGGACGGATCTGTTCAGCACTTAGATATTCCCCAAGACATTAAAGACGTGTTCAAAACAGCCAATGAGATTGACCAGCTTTGGCTGATAGATCTAGCCTCTGATAGACAGAAACATACTGATCAGGGCCAGAGCCTAAACCTATTTTTCCGCCCGGATGTAAATGTGAAGTATCTTCACGCCACTCATTTCTTAGCATGGAAGAACGGTCTAAAAAGCCTGTACTACTGCCGTTCTGATAAGCTCCGTAAAGCTGATCGCGTCGGTATGCAGATTCAACGTAACAGAATTGAAGACGAGATTGACCTAACAGCAGTAGCTGACGGCGATGTCTGTCTCGCATGTGAGGGATGATAATGCCAAAAAGAAAACCAAAATTAACGGACACAAGAGATTACTACAAGCCATTTAACTATCCGTGGGCTTATGATGCGTTTCAGGCCAGTGAGCAAATGCACTGGTTGTGGACAGAAGTACCAATGCTGGAAGACACCAAGGACTGGCGTCATAGATTAAACGATGGAGAGAAGGACTTCCTTACGAAGATCTTCCGCTTCTTTACTCAGGGCGACATAGATGTGTCGGGCGCGTATGTGAACAACTACCTACCGCACTTCCCCCAGCCTGAAGTAAGGATGATGCTATCCTCGTTTGCCGCCCGGGAAGCTATCCATGTAGCCGCCTACAGCCATCTTATTGAAACCTTGGGTATGCCTGAGTCAACGTACAACGAGTTCCTTGAGTACGAAGAGATGGTAGAGAAGCACGACTTCTTCCAAGAGCTACAGAAGGACGAGAACCTACCCGCACAGATTGCCGGGTTCAGTGCATTTACTGAAGGTATGCAGTTGTTCAGTTCTTTCGTGATGCTACTGAACTTTGCTAGGCACGGTAAGATGAAAGGTATGGGCCAGATTATTGCTTGGTCTATTGCCGACGAGACCCTGCACACGGAGAGCATGATTAAGTTATTCCGCACCTACGTTCAAGAGAACCGTACCCTTTGGAATGATGAAACTAAAAAGATGATATACACCACGGCTGAAAAGATGGTTGAGCTAGAGGATAAGTTCATCGGCCTAGCGTTCGGCGTGAACCAGATGGAGGGCCTGACCCCTATCGAGGTTAAGCAGTATATCCGATATATTTGTGACAGACGTTTAATCGCGCTGGGCATGAAGGGGATCTTCAAAGTGAAGACTAACCCGTTGCCTTGGGTAGATGGAATGCTTGGTGTCACACACACTAACTTCTTTGAAAACAAAGTTGTGGACTACGCAAAAGGGGCACTCTCTGGCG